CTCGCGTCATGGCTAATTCAATCTACCGCGTCCGAAAACCGAAGCGCCGGCAGGCTGCGCTTTCACCTTCCCAAATCCCCACGCTGAAAGGCTACACGGCCCGGCTGGTGGATGAGAAATGGCTGCGCCTGGCGGCGAGGAGGAGCCATGGCTGATTTACGCAAAGCGGCTCGTGGCCGCGAATGTCAGGTGCGTATTCCTGGCGTCTGCAATGGCAATTCCGAAACGTCTGTGCTGGCACATATTCGCCTGGCTGGTCTGTGCGGCATCGGAATCAAGCCGCCTGACCTGATAGCAACCATCGCATGCTCTGCCTGTCACGACGAAATTGATCGCCGCACCCGCCTGGTCGATGCCGAGTACGCAAAAGAATGCGCGCTTGAGGGGATGGCAAGAACTCAGGTTATCTGGTTGAAAGAGGGGCTCGTTAAAGCATGAATACCTATCAGATCACCTTACCCTGGCCGCCGAGCAACAACCGTTATTACCGGTATAACCGCGGGCGAACTCATATCAGCGCGGAGGGGCAGGCGTATCGCGCTCAGGTGGCAGAAATCATCAAAGCCAGCCTGCTCGACATCATGACCGCCTCGTCGCTGCGCGTGCGCATTGAGTGTCACATGCCAGACCGCAGGCGGCGCGACCTCGACAACCTGCAAAAAGCCGCGTTTGACGCGCTGACCAAAGCGGGATTCTGGCAAGACGATTCACAGGTAAACGACTACCGCGTGCTACGGATGCCCGTATTCAAAGGCGGAAAACTTGAATTAACCATTACTGAGCAGGAGGGAGCATGACAATAACCACCGCATACCAAATCGGCTTTGTGCTGCTTCTTTTAGGCCTGTTCATCAGCGAGTGGCTCCACATGCGCGGTCGCCGAGCGCCGTTCGCAGACAAAACCATACAGCGCCTTATGCGCAGCAGTGAGCGCCGCCGTGCGGCAATGAAAAAACTACGTAAAGCAGGAGAGACCGCATGAACCTTGAATCCATCGCAAAATATTTCGCCCCTAAGTCTCCGATGCTCAGCGATTCGCCTCGCGCCACTGCCTCAGACAGCCTGACCGGAACGGATGTCATGGCGGCGCTGGGGCTTGTTAACTCGAAGAGTGGTCTGGGCTTCGATCTGTATCTGGCAAAAATTGGCGTCAGCAGCCCGGATCGGGCATTGGAGAAACTTTATGTCGCAGCAGAAAAACTATCAGCAAGCCATCGCGCACTTTCACAACTCGATGAAACGGTTCGCAGCCGCATTATCGAAATCATGTGTGTATTTGCGTATCAGGATTATTCGCGCAGCGCGGCAAGTGTACGGTCGTGTGATTGCTGCAATGGAAGCGGCTTTACTGACGCCCAGGTCTTCACGAACAAGGTTCAGTATCCTGACGGCAAGCCGCCAAAATGGGCTCGTGTCACTAAGGGCGTATTCCCGTCTTACTGGGAGGAGATTAAATCTGTCCGCGAGAGCGTGCGGGTTAAATGTGTTGCCTGTAACGGAAAGGGTGTTATCAGCAATTCGTGTCGCTGCCATGGCAAAGGGAAGGTCCTGGACAAAGAGGAAAGCCAGCGTCAGGGCGTGCCAGTGATGAAAGAATGCGGGAAATGTTCCGGTCGCGGTTATGCGAGACTGCCAGCAGAAACGGTCAGAAAGGCCCTCTGCGAAGAGGTAACAGAGATCAGCCAGCCTACATGGTCACGCAACTTTAAACCGTTCTATGAGCTTCTGGTGACGCAATGCCATAAAGAAGAAGCTGCGGCGGAGAATTGCTTGATGTCAGTCACGCGATAAACCAATTTTTCGATTCATTTGGCAACATTATAGCAACAGGGTATTGCATGTTTGAATAAAATGGACTAATTTAAACCCAACGATGGGCATTGCATATCCAGCGTTACCAAACCCGCTTGCGCCCGTAGCGGGTTTTTCTTTTGGGTCAGTCGTATAAAGGTTATTACGGCAGGCTGTTAACCTGCTTATCGTGGTTCGATTCCACGCTGTCCCGCCAAATTCAGCCGGTTTAGCTCGAATGGTAGAGCGGTCGCCTTGTAAGCGAATGGGTAGAGGTTCAAATCCTTTAACCGGCACCATATGCAGTACGCAAAGCAACTCGAAACAGAACACCTCTTGCCCTGGCTAATGCCGGGGCTTTTTATTTGGCCGGAAGGCAATCACAAACAAACCTTCCCCTTGTCCCGAATGCCTTGCCGGCCGCCTCAACTACACACAGCCTCCAACCTGCGGAGGTAGAGAAATGTCCAACATGAGCAAATTAGCTTCTGGCGCTGCCTATGGCGCATCTGCCGGGACGGTAGCTAATGGCGTACTGACCCGGCTAAGCCCTGATGAATGGAGTGCCGTTGGCGTAATTGCCGGCATTGTTGTGGCGCTTCTGACGTTTGGCATCAACTGGTATTACAAACGCAAAACCACGCTGGCCCAGATTGAGGCTTACCAGCGCTGGCCTAACCCATCAGCTTTTAAGGAGGAGTAATGCCTTTTTCAACTCCGCTTCGCAGAAAGCTGATCGGCGCTGCTGGTGCTGGCGCGCTTGCTATAGCCACTATTTTTATCGGTGGCAAAGATGGCGTCGAGGGCCGCAAGTACGAAGCGTATAAGGATGTGGCTGGCGTCTGGACAGTTTGCGACGGGCATACGGGCCGCGACATCGTGATCGGCAAGAAGTACACCGATCGCGAATGCGACCAGCTGCTGTGGAAAGACCTGCAACCCGCTAAAAAGACAGTTGACCGACTCGTTAAGGTGCCGCTCGGTGAATATCAGCGCGCGGCGCTCTACAGCTTCGTGTTCAACGTTGGCGCCGATGCCTTCTCTAAATCAACCCTGCTTCGCAAGCTGAACCGCGGCGACCAGGAAGGCGCCTGCGAAGAAATGCGGCGCTGGGTCTACGCGGGCGGTATGAAGTGGAAGGGTTTGCAGAACAGGCGCGAGATGGAGCGCTCCATGTGCCTGGCGGAGAGTAAAGATGACCTTTGACTGGAAACCTTTGCTTCTGCTGGCGGTGCTGGTGGTGTTCGGTGCGTTGGCGTTCTGGTACCACGGCAGGGCGGCAGACGAGAAGCAGCGAGCCGATGACGCCGAACGTAGCCTGAAACTGGCGAACGACACGATAAGCGACATGCAGACGCGCCAGCGTGACGTTGCGGCGCTTGATGCGAAATACACGAAGGAGCTGGCGGATGCTCAGGAAAACATTAATCAGCTTGAGCGTGATGTTGCCGCTGGTAATAAGCGGCTGCGCCTTGCAGCAACGTGCGGAAAGAACGGAGCGACCGGCTCCCCCGGCGTGGATGATGGCACCGGCCCCCGACTTACTGACGCCGCTGAACGGGATTATTTCACCCTCAGACAGCGAATCGAAACCGTTACCAAACAACTGACCGGGTTGCAGGATTACGTGCGCGAGCAGTGCCTGAAATAACCGAGCCTCGCAATAGCGGTGCTTTTAACATGAGAGAGGATGTTATGGGTTTCAAATTTGACCTGAACCAATTTATTGAAATCAGCATCAGCGGCGAGATGGGGCACATTAAGTCCCGCGCTGAAAGCTGCAACCACTGCAATCAGTACCTGGTTCACTACAAGGCGGCAGATGGTCGCGCTGTTGAGACATGGTTTGATGAAGACGACATCGAAGCTGTTGAAGATGACGATCTTCCTGGCGTGCCAATCTACGCAGTGAAAGGTAATGATGTTACGCCAGGCGAAGTAGTCGAAGCGTAAGCATCACAAGGCGCTTTCACAGCAGAGCGCCTGATGATGTTCTCTCCGCTGCACAACAACACGGTTAGCCACGCTATGAAGCGCCGCGACTTCGACACTACATAGAGAAAAAGTTATGAGCCATTTATCTGATGAAGAGTTACATCGCCGTGCGGAAAGCCGCCGCCGCCGCGATGAAGAACACCGTCGCCGCATGGTAAGCAATTCGGATACAGGTAGTGATCTGATGAACCCGCTTAACCCCATCAGCCCGATTTACGTTAGCAACGATACTGGCAGCTTTGATTCATGCAGTAGCGGCTACGACTCTGGCAGTTCGTCGGATAGTGGCGGCAGTTGCAGCAGCGATTAAGACATTACAAAGCTCATCTGCGGGTGGGCTTGATAATGACTGTGCAACCCCGGAAGGATGGTGATCGCATCTTGCTGACGGGTAAGCCGTAAGTGGCTAAGCACTTCTGAGAAGCAGAGCAAACGCTGCGACAAGGCAAAGAGATAATCATGTCCGACACCTACAAAATCACAATCACCACCACATCGAAAGAAACCTTCACTGGCCTGATGAAGCGCAGCCAGCCTGAACTGGTTAACGGTTTTGTGGCGCTGGCTACTGAGACGGGCGAATGGCGTTACTTCCGTCCGGACAGCGTGGAGCAGTTTCACTTTGTGCCGGTGGTAGAAGAACAGCCGTCGGAAGAAACTGAGGAGCCCGCATCATGAATAGCGCATTTATCCCTGTCACTCTGAGCCTGGATGTTTCTTCTGCCGGGAAAGAGGCTCAGGCCGTAGCCAGCGAGCTACTACGCCGCACTAATGGGCTTAGCCCGATTATCTCTGAAGATGAGGCTCTTCGCATCCTCCTGGTCGACGTGACCCGGGATTATTTGAAGGCCAAGAGCAAAGCTGAGCAAACAACGGAGTAACCCATGGTTAACGATGACGAGCGCAGGCCAT